TATCCATTCCCATTCTACTTCTATATTCTCTTCGTAAGGATTATTTGCTCCACCCGTTATTCTTATATCATAATATTTGGATAAATAAGTTTGTGGTATTGTAAAAGTATATTTCCCAAGTGAATTCGCATCCTCAACACCAGCAATTCCATCAGAAGTATCGCCATGCTTAAATAAAGTTAATTGTAATCCAGAGATTACATCTCCATTCGCATCCCTTACTATACGAGTTATTGTTTTTATCATTCAATCTCCTTTATTATATCACCACCATCAATATAATAGTCGGCTATATGCGCTATACCTATAGTCTTCCAAATGGCAGTCTTATATTTTATTGAGTGCCAAGTGCTTGGGTTTTTTAATGCTTCTTCTACTAATAAATCTCTAATATTTATTTTTTCCATTATATTTTAATCTGCATTCCATGTCTATAAAGATTCTTTGTAGGTCTTGATTCTATTTTAGTTCTATTACTTTCAAAGTCCCACATTCGCATAAGTTCCATATTCCCCAATTCTCTTGCAACATAATATGTCGTTTTATCTCTAACCGCGTCTGTTATTTCGTCAGGTAATCCAATTATATCCGTCCAAGTTGTTGTCGTAATTACAGGATAATATATCTTTGCGTCTATTCTTATTATTTTATTTGCCTGACTCGGAACAGGATAAAAAAACAAATACTTTGTCCCAGTAGTTCCATACATTCTTACTGCATAATAATCTGGTGTTCCTTCGGGGACATTCTCTGTATTGATTACATGTTCATCTATCATTTCATTATAATCCATCTTCTCTATTACTTGACCATCATAAGAAACTTGCTCTATTGCTTTAATATCCATATCAAGTCCATATGCTATTTGTCCTTCAAAAGAAAGTGTTGTCCGTGTCACTATCATTCCACCATTATCTTCCACTATTGTTTTTATTGCGTCATTAACACATCTTAATGCAATATTATCATTAAATTGTTTCTTTTCTAAATCTTTTAATCTAAACCGAACATCATCTATTATTTCTTTTGCTGTTATCACTTTTTATCTCCTTGCTACTTCTTCTTCGGGCAAAAGCATTTTATATGTATCATATAATTTCTTTTTCATTCTGATAAAATGATACTTCCCTTCATCAAACTCATTATCTTTTATTTTTGCTCTTTCCAAAGCTCCGAGTGCTATCAATTCGTGGAGTATTGTATTTATTTCTGGTATATCAGAATCTTCTAACAGTTCAGGTGGTGTCTTTACATAAGCCAAAAGAATTATAGTAGAGTCGTTTGCTGGTAGAGGAGAAATTACAAGATTTGTTGATTGTTTATATGCAAGAGGTAACGCTGCTGTTGCTGTAAAATTTCTATTATCCCCGAGTGCAGTATATATCGCAAAATTTACTATTGAGCAATAATAACTACCATATTTAACGGATACCAATTTATTAAAATCTGATGGTAATAAATATGTTGATAATCCTGTTGTTGTTGTATATTTCATTATTGCATATAATTCATATAATTTTGTAGGTAAGGGATGGATATTTACAAGTTCTTTATATGCTTCATTTATATAAACATTCAGTTCCATATCAGAATAGAAGCCTTGTGACTCTTCATCTTCATTTAACATCCGTCTCACATAATCTCTAATATTCTCTAAATTCATTAAACCCCCTTAACATAGAGGCATTTAGCTCTACGAAATTAAGGATGAACAATTAAGGGTCAGCTGGGCTAATTAGCCCAGCTGTATCCCTTTGTTAAAGACCTTATACTCCTGATGTGCCAATTACGTAATGCGGATCAACCCAACCTATCACATATCTTGAAACATAAATTATAACAACTCGTCTATGCGTAGGCTCATTTACAGTCTCGGCAAACAGGTTCTTTCTATTACCAAAAACAAGTCCGTCTGCATTGGGGTCATCAGCAATTAAGAACCAAGCGTCTGGGTCTGTAAGATATGGGTTACCCACCACTTCTATTGCGTGCTCACTTTTAATATAGTTAGCTGTATTTGTTGAAACAAATGGTTGAAGATTAGATTGAAGAATCCTGAACGCTTGTGGAACGTTGTCTGGAGAACAAACAAGTTTTTTTCCTCTCAAATTCATTGGGATTGACTTGTCGTCCGTGTATTTTGCCATCTGAATAAGCGCTTGTTCAAGAGGTCCGTAGTCCAAATCTGCTGGAGTTGCCAAAACGTTGGACCATGTTCCACCCGAAGATGTAGGATGCGCATTAGAACAAAGACAAACATTATCATATCCACCCGTATATCCAGCGGTGAATGCCCTGTTGAATACATTTGCCGAGTGTGTCTCTCTTGTTGCAAGGTCTGACACAGCCATACTCCCTGATACTGACATAAGTTTTTTCGTAACTCCATATAAATCGTCTTCTAGTGTAGATTTACCTATGTTAATTCTTGCCAAATAATCAAGTGCAGTAAATCTTTTTTGACCAAGCTCTTCTATGCTTTGCTCGTCTATTGATTCTATGTTGTCATATCCTTCTGTCATAAGTCCTGTGCCATTAAATACTGTTGCGTCGTAATATAATCCGTCCATCTTTTTAACATTAAAAATCCTTGAATAAATCTCTTTAAATCTCGGATAATTGTTTATAATAATTTTATCTATCCCCGCTTTAAAGATATTAAGATATTCGTTTATATCCGTAAAAGTTGAATGAATAATAGTCATATTTCCTCCTAACCGTTTATGTTAATCAGCCAAATAACGTTTGTTTACAATTATATAGCAGGTAGTGCCGAGTGTTCCATGTTCTACCCCATCAGGAATCCCAACAATCTGAAACAAATCCTGCAAGCTCGCGCCAAGGTTTACCGTCCAGGCTCCTGTTGATCCTGCAAGGTCAAAACAATCCGCTGAAGCTGTAAAGAAGTTTGTTATTGCGACATTTGCTGATGCAATTGCTTTGAATTTCGCGTTATTTGTAGCAAGCCATATATCAATATAATAACTTCCGCTAGCTGCGCTTGTCACTGATTCTGCTGCAAAACCCAAAATAGCAGTTGAACTTGACGCGACCGCTATCGCTACAAGTCCATTTGTTAATATTACTGGGTCTCCCTTTTTTATTGCTTGAGAAGCGGCCATTTTCCAGCGAAGCGTAGGTGCGCCATTTCCAATCGGTATAAATCCACTCACGGTTTCCTCCATTTATTTTGTTTTTCAAATCCAATTTTAGCATTTTTTCTTTCAACACCTTTCATTCGTTCTTCGGTTTTCTTTTCTTTCTTCTCTTTTTTGATTTCATATTCTTTTTTAGGAATAACCATAAGAATCATACCACCACGATCAACATATTCAGAGCCGTTCCACTCAAACCCTTTCAATTGTTCAGGTGAAGGTTGGTCTCTTTTTGCTTTAATCCATCCATTGGATTGATGGTATGTTAACCTATCAACTCGTGCCCTATATATCATAAAGGTTTCTTTTTCTTTTGTGTTACTTTCCGACATATTTCCTCCTACATTATTCATTTTGTGCTTTAATTGTTTCATCTTCTGTTAGTCCAAACCAATCGCCCAAACTTTTTTCAATATCACTAAGTTTTGGTTTTATATTTGAGACTCTTGGATTTCCAATACCACCCGTTTCTTCTTTGGGGGGAATGGGCTTATACTTTGAAACATTCTTGAGTTTATTTATTTCAACTTGACTCTTCAAATATTCCATCATAGTGCTAACATCTCCCTTTACCCATCGCCCTTGTTTTTCTGTTGGCATAGCTGTAAATATATTCTCCATATCTTTTGCTATATCTCTACAGTCATTCAAATCTATCCAATCTTGAATTTCTGAAACAAACCGTTCCTGTTCTTTTTTGGCAGAATCATTTTTAACATTTTGGCTTTCTTCATATTCTGTTATTGTCTGACTTTTTAGTTGCTGTAAAAATCCCTTAGGGTCTTCATACAGTTTTTTTATAATCTCGTCATCTGATTCTTTTGCCTTTTTTACGGGTTTAGAAGACTTCAATAATTCAATTTCTTTTTTTAATTTTTCGTTTTCTGCGGTTTTTCTTGAAGTATAAGATTCTATGTTTGTATAAGATTGCGCAAGTTTTTTAATAGACTTATCAACATCAAGACTCCCATCTTCTAAAATTACTTTGAACTTTTCCGGGATAAATGAATACTTGTCTTTGTTTTCAGTTTCTTTGTTGATTTCTTTATTTTTATCTTCTTCGCTTTTAACATCTTTTTGTTTGTTTTCTTTTTCTTTGGTATCTGGGTTTTTTTTACTTTTGTCTTCTTCGTTACTTTTGTTTTCATTTTCCTGTTTTTTTGTGTTATCTTCATTTTGTTCACCTCCTTTGGGTGGTTCGTTAGCTTCAAACATTTTTTCTATCATTTGTTTTTGTGTGTTCAAATTGTCCGTTGCAGGATTTGCTTCCATTTTTTGCTCCTTGTTAGAGTTATTTTTCCTCAGATGATTTATCAAACATTTTGATAAAAACATCTTTTAATTCAATTATGATTTTAAGAGTTCCTTTTAATTCATCACCATTAAATTCGTTCCCCATAAACTTTAATATACACAATTCTTTTTTTTTGTCAAGTATCTCGTTCAATATTTTGTCAATATTATTTGCTTTAATTATTTCGTATAATTCTTCACTAATATAAGAATTATCCTTTTTATACATTATTACCTCCATTTAATATATTCAAAGGATTATTGATTTCACTACGTTGCAGTCTCGCATTTTCTTGTGGACTCTTCAATATATTTGCTCCACCTGTTCCCGCACCATTATTTATTGCTCCTTGTTTTAATTGTTCTGCTATTCTTTCAACTCCTTCTATGCCTTGTGATTTTATCAATTTATCTATATTTATATTAGGCATACTTGACATTGAAATCATATATTCAAGCAAATAATCCTGGTCAATATCTGGTCTATTGACGAGCATTGTGTATAGCTGTATTGCTTTATTGTATAATATATCTTTATTTTCTGCATTTGCGGAGCCAACGAATGAATATTTATAACTTTTCCCAAACATTTCGGGTGTCATTTTTATCCAAATATCAGAGCCTTTTTCATTTCTACTTTTCATATAAGTTTCATCGTCCATAAATTGGTGATTAAGTTCTATAAACCATTCTGAGAGTGCTTGTAAGGTCGGTTCAAGCATATCAACCTTTAATAATAGTTTTGTATTTCCTGCTTCTTGAATCTGATAAACACCCGCAGCTGTTTCTTGTCGGACAGGCATTCCTCGTTGGTATCCCGTCATACTTGTTAAGTCTTCCATTTTTGATTTTAGTTTTTCTATAAGTATAATTCCAGAATTCGTTTGTATTGCTGGAACTTGTAGAGGCACAACTTCTTTCGGTAAATCACAACTTACAACTCTATTATCCATATCTACAAGTGCTTTTTCATCAATCTTTACAGTCTCAGGCACAAGCATCTTTACTTTTAATATTGCTTTCATATAATCAAAAAGCATTTGAGTCATTGTATCTTCAAGCTCTTGAAATTTCGTCCCCATTTCTACTTCTCCCAATCCATAAGGTGTATTAAAATCAATATAATTGGGTGCAAAAATAAATGGTATTTTTTTTGACCAAAATGGATTCTTTTCATTTCTTATCAAAACCACTTTATCTGCTACAACCACAAGTCTATCTGCTTCATAATACACATATAACTCAACTATTGGGTCATATTTATCATAAGCCATATCTTTATTTGTATAATTCTTATCAACATCTGATGCAGAACCGCCTATTTTTTTTATTTCATCAATACTTTTCTGTGTTGCTTGTTTATTTTCATTATTTTTACTATTTCTATATTCCAATAAATTATCAAGATTCATATATTGTTCTCTATTATTCAATATTTGTGATAATCTTTTTTTTACTTTCTGGATGACATAGCTTATATCATCAACAGATTGAGCGTCGGGGTCGGGATAAACATCATAAACATCAACCGTATCAAAATAAGGTCGTTTTTCCTCAATAGTTTTCCCACTTACCATTGTGCCACCGTCATATAGTTCTATTCTTCTATTTGCATAATGTTCCTTTTGATACCAGCCAACCTTTAATACTCCTGTGCCGTAGATTAAAAATTGTTTTAGAAACTTTGCAAATTTATATTTATATTTGTTATCTTTTAATACTTGCGATAACCAGTTCTCTATTATCTCAGAAAATTCAAAAGGTGTTTCTTTATTAGCCGGGTCCACATTGATAATTTTTTCATCATGGAACATTATTCTAAACATTTTTGCCATTAAATTTTCTATCAATATAAATAATGTAGCTGTTTTAATTGCTTTTGATTTTTTCTTACCTGCTATTGTATAATCCCCAATATAATGTTCATACGCGTCTGTCCATTTTGCTTCTCTTTCTGTTCTTTTGATATTATTTGAAGCAAGATTAAATCTATCAACTACAAAAGATACAACTTCATTATCTTTCATTTTATCCCAATCAAACAATGAAATCAGTCCTGTTGAATCATTTTTTATTACTTTTTTTATAACATCTTCCATTTTAACTCCTTAATAATTATAATGACTCCCTGATAAATATTTTGGTTCAACGTCTTCCTCGTCTTGTTTTTTTATTATATTTTTTATTCCTTGCCATACATCATCAAATTTTTCTTTTATCGCGTTCTTTCTTTCTTCAATTTCATTATAATTGAATCGTTGTTCACTTCCAAATATAGCATAGCTTAGTGCGTCTATAATATCATCATGTTTCCCAAGCGGGAATTCATAAATCTCATCATATAATAAGTTGGTTTCATCAAAATCCTTTTTCAAAAACAACTTCCCCTGTTCTACAACTGTTTTAACAGACAATTTTATTCTATCTTCTTTTCTTCTGCTACCGTGTGATATTGGTTTTAATATAAAATGATTCCCAAGTCTATTCATTTCATTTCTAAACAATGTTTCAAACATTGTTTGTAATGACGCGCATTCGTAAATAACAAATCTAGGTAACCATTTTATTGCTGAGTATAATGCTTCCGTTATTGTTTTCATAATATCCGCTGTCTTAAATCGGATTATATCAAGAACATAAACATTACCTGTTGCTTTCTCACATCCTATTGTTACTATCGCATTATAATCTCTATGATTATCTGCCATCGCTTGCTCTGATGAACTCAAAGCAATATCAACAGATACATATTTTATTAAAGTCTTATTTTCAATATCACTATCAACAAAATATTTTAATTTATCAACGGGTATCTCTCTGTCGTCATCTGATATTATTTCATTCAAATATTCCTGCCTAAAAGAACGTTCTCTACCTTCAAGTTTATATTGCTCTCTTAACTTATCCCAATATTCAAGAGAATATCTCGTCCCCCACAAACTCTTTCTTCCACCTTTCTCATCTTCTTCTATGCATCCGTGTTTAACAACGTCCCATATCCCCCGAAATTGTTTAGATGCAAGGTTTATCAAAAATGAATCGTAATGCAAAATCGTTCCTGTAATAATCATCTTCGGGTCACCACCAAATATTGTATCAGAATATATGTCACCCTGTCTATCAAGCGCAGGATATACCTGTTCAAAAAAATACTTCCTTATCTCTTCTCTTCTCCCCGAATTCCGCACCTGCTCATCATCTTCAATGTCATCCGCTACTATGTAATCTGGTCTGTATTGTAAATACCTCGTTCCCCTTATGCTCTGTCCAACTCCAAATGGTTTAACCTCCTTCCTGTCAATAGTCTTGCCATCTTTATCCTTAAACTCAAATTCCAACCCGTCCATCCCCCAAATAGAACCCCGAACATCTCCATATACCGCTTTTATAAGATTGTTCGTCTCAAACTCCGTCATTAACGGTAATATATAATTCTGCTTAGACTTCCCGATACTGTTACCTATCGCAATAAAATAATGGTTCTTCTTTGTTAATATATGCCACGACATATTTAACATTTGATAAGTAGACTTCCCATGCCCTCTCGGTAATATTATCGCCTTCTTTGCCCTCGGAGACATTGTAACTTTATGCGCCTCACGATGAAACTCGGCAAACGGTGATGTAACATAATGCGGGAAAAATAACGCAGCATAAAAGAAAAAGTCATCAGCTGCTCGCTTCTTTATCGCAAGCACGTCTGCACCTTTACTCGCTTCTTGTTCCCGATTCTTCATGTTCAATTTCTTTGACATCTCTACAACCTAATTCCTCCGCTAACTCTTTCTTGTTATATCCGCACATCTTAGCTGCACGGTCAACATGCTCCAATAACACTACCACTTTATCCACATTCCGAACTTCGCTCTTCCGACTATAATCAGGATGTAATTTCTCTACTAATTTTAACATGTAATTACCACCCTCTACTAATATCTTACTCTTAGCCTCCGCATCCATTCGCAATAAATACGCATCACGCAACTTCACTCGCTCTTCATCACTCAGTTTATTTATTTGGTCCTGGATATCTACAAATGTAACCCGATATTTACTACCTATACTCGCATTCCTGTTGTTAACAAATGTTGCTATTAACATTGCATTGCCCCAGTTCTCCGCATATACCCGTTGCTTATCTATTAACGTTAACTCGGCAAAATCATACTTCGCCACGGTTTCTTCTGTCACTTTTTCCTCTTCACTCTACGCCTTTTAACCCTAGACGGTTTCCACCCGTGGTCTACTGCACGCAATAACCTCGCCTGACTCTCAGCCTTACGCTTTGTCGTCCGCCTAGACTTCACCCCACTAGGTGTTGAAACCCTGTATCTGTTCCTCCCTTTGAGCTTCCTGATACGAACAGGACTCATCGCCTATTCCTCCTTTGTTTTGTTATTCTATATATTATTATTATAACCTACCTTTTTTACTTTGTCAAGCCCCTTGTTATGTTTTTTTATTATTTGTCCCAGAATAGTGGATAATTTAACCACTACCCCTCAAACCCATAATTTAATTATGTGCCAATTTTATGGGAGAGGGGTCATATAATAGACCCATCCCTGCATAAGGGGGGTGGTGGATAATGTAAATATCGTAGCAATCGTAAGTTGACCGCTGGAATTATAGCTAAAAGTATAATAAACCGCTTATAATATAAAGTAATAGATTAACATAACCAACCTAACCATATGGTATACCTACACCTACCTATGCCTATAACTATAACTATAAAGCAATAGGATTGCCATAATAGTAATTATAAATACTATAAAGTAATGGATTAACAACTTGTATGCAACCATATATTATAACTGTATTTACCTATAATTATCTATAATTATAATTATTGCTAATAATATTACTGCTATAATAGCAATAGCAATTATAAGTATTATAGATAATACAAGCTATTATAAGCATTATAATAAGCATTGTAAGCATTATAAATATCATATAATAATATTATTTAGCCCCTATAATATAAAGTAATAATTTAGCAATTCAACCCAACTGTATATTATATTCATATTTATCTATAATTATTACCAATAATACTATAATATTATTACCATAATAGCTATTATAAGTATTATAAGCATTATAAATGACATATTTTAACCATTATAATGTAATGTAATAGATTAGCAAGGTGTCCGTAAATAGCTTGGTAGTCGT